GATAGCTAAGTACTGCCCTAAAGCTAAAATCAACTATGATGAAGTTATATTCCCTAATGGCTCAAAGCTAATCATTGCTGGAGCTAACCACGTTACAAAGATAGAGTCTTTCCGGGGTATGAAGTTATTGTTCTGTATAGTGGATGAGGCTGCATCATTCCGTGAAAAGTTATTACATTATCTAGTAGATGAAATCATAGTACCAGCATTGTCTGACTTACAAGGTAAGCTCATGATGATAGGTACACCTGCGTCTCACTGTATGGGTATGTTCTATGAAGTGACTGAGTCTGGCGGCGAAGCATTGTGGGATACATTTAGATGGACTGCTTTTGATAATCCTTTTATGGCTAAGCAATGGGAGATTGACTCCAAAGTATTCTTAGACCGTAAGAAGGTTACTGAAAACAATCCAAAGTATAGACGAGAGTTCCTAGGTCATTGGTGTACTGATGAAGAATCATTAATGATTAAACCTTTTTCGTTGGTTGTACCAGAACATACATATAGTAAAGACATGTGGCATACAGTTATGGGTGTAGACTTTGGTTTCAATGACCAAACAGCTATATCAGTTATTGGATGGCGTAAAGATAATCCAAAAGCTTATGTACTTGAGACATGGGGACAATCTGGTCTATCTGTATCAGGTATAGTTAATCAATTATTAGATTTCAAAAGAAGATACAACCCAAGAGTTATAGTAGGTGACCCGGCTGGAGCATCTAAAATAATTATAGAAGAGATGAGCGCTAAGTATAAAGTCTTTATGCAAGCTGCACAGAAGAGAGATAAAGCTCACTACATTGAAATACTAAACGATGCTTTAGTTAATAACGAATTAGTTCTCGTACCTAATACAACTGAACAGCTCCAAAAGGAAATGAAATCTGTAGTATGGAATGAAGACAGAACAACAGAGCTTGAAGGTATGAAGTGTGACCACCTTGACGCGACACTATATGCATTCCGTGAATCATTAGAATACCTTGAAAAGATACCAATTCGTAAGGTTATCACTGATGACGACCGTGCTTTAGAAATGTTGACCCAGGTGATAAGGGCAGATAAAGAGAAGCAAAGCCGAAGAGCTGGTGACTCATTCTTTAATGACATAAGTAAATTCCTAGATTAAGGGTAAGAAAACAAATGGCTAGAAACCGCAAAGAAACCTATCCTGATTGGGTTGATACTAAAAAGAAACACGCTCATGAATCTCTGTTCGCTATGATTAGTGACTTTGATAATCAATCAGGCAATCCACGTTCTACAGCTAACCTAAATAACATTTCACAATATACTGGCTCAACTGTCAGTACATATTCACGCAATTCATCCTCACACGATATCAACTCACCAAGTTTCGGTGAAGGTATTGGCGCTGGCACAATTCAATTAAACTTAACAGCCGCTATCTTAGACACATTGGTTGCTAAGCTCGCTTCATTATCTATAACTCCAAAAGCAATAACAAATAAAGGCAATGCCAAAGGTCGTCAGTTAGCTGAAGATCTAAACGACGTTATCGCTGGATTATGTAACAAATTCAATCTTGGTCACTTGATAACTTTAGCTTATAAAGATGCATTGATTAACAAAGTTGGATACTTAAAGATAGTTAAAGACCATAATAAAAAGAAAAGCGAAATAAAGATTGAAAGAATCTACGCTGATGAAGTTGTTATTGACCCAAGTGATGGATATTACAACAATCCATACAAAATGGTACACAGAAAGATTATACCAATCTCTGTTGCTATCAAACTATTCCCTAAATATGCTGAACAAATACAAAACAGTCAAGTAATTGAAGTAAGACAAGCTAGTGATACAGCTAACTATACTCCTGCTATAATGATATTAGAGGCTTGGTGCCGTAATTCATACATTGAAGGCGGTAGACACGTTATAGCATTAGAAAATTGTACGTTGGTTGATGAAGATTATGATAAAGATTATTTCCCAATAGTTAAAATAGATTACAATGAACCTGTTATTGGCTACTTAGGTATGTCTTTGATAGATGAATTAGCTCCATTGCAAACTGAAATAGACAGAATTATGAGAGCTTTACAGTCAATCATGAAGGTTGTATCAGTTCCAAGAGTATTCTACGATATAAACAGCCAAATGAATCCAGAACATTTTACAAACAAAATAGGTTTGATGATTGGTATGGATTTAAAAAACGGTGTAGCTCCTGTTATACATAATGGTAACGGCGTACCACCTGAACTACCAAAGCAATTAGAATTTTTAGTAAGCCAAATGTATGCTCGTGCAGGTCTTACTCAGATGGATACTCAAGGACAAGCTCCAATGGGTCTAGAATCTGGTGAAGCTCTTAAGACTATGGGTGATATCAAATCTGAAAGATGGCAACTTCTTAAAAAGAACTTTGAAGCATCACACATTAAGGTAATCGAAGTATTACTCAAAGAAATGAGTGAACACGATATTAAGATCAACACAATGGATAAGGTTATAGGGCTTAAACAACTTAGTTCTAAAATTATACCTAAAGACTTTGATTCATTTGTATTGAAAGTATTACCAGTATCCTCATTACCTACTGACCCAGCTGGTAAGATTGATACAGTTGAACGTTGGGTACAAAACGGATGGGTTGATAAAGACTCTGCAGCTGAACTACTTCAAATGCCAGACCTTGAGGCCTATGTAGCTATCCAAGGAGCTCCACGTAAGTTCATTGAAATGAGCATAGAAGATATGCTTAATGACGGTGAGTACATTGCTCCTGAACCATATGACAACATTGACTTTGCTATGTCTAAAGCTCTCCAGTACTATGCTTGGGAACGTATGAATGACAAAGAAGAAACTAAATTAAAGCTTTTAAGGCGATATATTTCTGATTGTAAGAGATTAATACAACAATTAGCGCCTCAACCACAACCAAATGCGGGAGATAATGCAAATGGAACAAGTCAACCAACCAACACAGGAAGTAATAGCAGAAGTTAAGTCAACTGAACCTGTTACACCAACCACACCAGTCGAACCTTCTAAGGAATCTGAAGAGTTTAAGGCTAACTTTGAACGTATCAAGAAACAAGAAGACTTCCAATCTAGTCAACGGAAGAAACTTGAAGTTGAACGTAAAGAGATAGAAGCTGAACGCGCAGAAGCGGCTGAATTCAAACGTATTAAACAACTCAAAAGCGAAGACCCACTAAAAGTGTTGGAATCTTTAGGCTTGTCTGTTGAAGATATAGTCAAAGCTGCAAGTAATCCTAAGAACATCGACCCAGTTGCTGCTAAGGCATTGGAAGCTGTTGAGAGATTGCAAGCTGAGATTAAATCACGTGATGAGGCTATCAGCAATGCTAAGATTCAAAAGATGGAGAAACAACTTCAATCTGAAATTTTAGACGTAGTTAAAAAAGGCGAATACGATATAGTAGAAACACTTGAATTGCACGGTGAAGTTAGAGAATACATGGAAGCTGTTTACAATAAGACAGGTGAAGTACTTTCTACAGACCAAGCGGCTAAAGAAGTTAACGAATACTATGCTGGAATGATCAAAAAAGTCATGGGATCTAAATGGCTTAAAGAACAAATAGTTGAAAAAGTTGTTGCAGAACAAACAAAAACAGAAGAGACTAGCCCTACGTTATCAAATAAGATGACTAGTGAAGCACCAAAAACAGTAAAACCTATGAATGACGCAGAAAGAATAGCTGCTGCAATCAAGGCAATGGGGAATATAAGATGAAATTTAGTTTAAAAATTATAGTTATAGTATTGATGTCATTAGGATTGTTGGTTGCAGCTGCACCTAAATCTAATGTTATTACACTTACTAGTACAAATAGTACTTCAATAGCTGGAGAAGTTAATTCTAGCAGTATTGATGAAGTAATTACATCATTAAAAAATAGAGATAAAACTAAACCTTTCTACATATACCTTGATAGTCCAGGTGGTGAAGTGTTTGCAGGTAAGAGATTGCTTGACGCTTTAGCTGGTGACTCTGAAAACGTTACTTGTATTGCTGCTAACGCTATGTCAATGGCATTTGTAACATTGCAATCTTGTCCTACTCGTTTAGTTACACCTAATGCAGTTCTTATGAGC